AGAGGCCCCCGCAGAATTATTAATTTCCCCATTGAACAGTCTATTACTGTAACAATAAGTACTTTATCAAATGTTGCAGGAGCGCATATTCAATTGTGTTAATGGGTGGGCATGTTTTTGGTTTGAATGATGTCACCATTACATGCGATATATCCACAGTGCCAATCTGACAATAGCTTTTCTGCACCTTCGATATAGCGTGCTGTGCCAATCAGTTGCCACATTCCGTTATTGTCTCGATAAACGTAATAGTCCATTATGTTGTCCTTTCTTCATTGCAATTAACACATACGTATGTTGCGTGGCGTGTCATTGGTGTGGGGTTGTCGTCGTATTCGATGTTTGCGAGTTGCCATTGGTGTGGCTTGAATACATCACACATGATATTACCTTCATTCCATGACGACAAAGCGCATGTACGTTAGTCGCCTATAAAGTGTCTGTTTGGTGTCGTGATAAATGACACGCTCAATTGGGATGTTGAATTGTGTGGCGATTGCTTTTGTGATTGTGTCGGGGTCGATCCTGTCTACTGTGAGTTTGAATAGTGTTTCGTCGTCTTTTTGGATTAGTAGGTTTGCGTATGTGCCGTTCCATGTCATGACGGCGATTAGCCATTCCATTAGTGAATTCCGTTGTAGAGGCTTTCATCGGTAATAACGTTTCCGACAAGCTCACCGAATTCTTTATTGTCATTAACAATGATGCTAATGAAACGGTGACCATTAAACACATCATACACGCCGCCTCCGGTGTAGTGCGATTGTGTGCAAGTCAAATGCATGATGCCCTGAATGATCCGGGTGTTGTAATAACCGAGTGTATTAGCCTGTAGAATCGCTCCTACGCGCTGGGATGTGGTGCGCGTGTGGTAGCCAGCGTTAGAAACGCTTACAACGCGCTTATGGCCAGTTGCGCCGCTTTCGTCGATTACGGCAATGAGGCTGTTGTGGTGATAAATGCCGCATTTGGTTTTGTCGCCGTTCCACTCGATTGTGGTTGCGTATGCGATTGTTGCACCGTGCTTGAATTGCTTAAGCGTGGCAATGTTCATTGTGGGAAGTTTGAGGTTTGACATTGTGGTTATTCCTTTTCAGTGTCGATGTTGCAATTCATATCTACACATGTCATGCAGATATCTTCAGGGTCAATTTGAGTGAGGGGCGCTTGACAACACTGACAAGCGCCCACAATCGGATTAGCCATTATTTGTAGGCAGGTCCGGTGACTACGCGCCCGTCCTGAAAACGGCGACGGTAGTGCATGGCAATGTGTGTACGAAAGTATCCATTCGTGCGTACACCAATGCTGTAAATGCTGTTATCGCGGATAACAGTGGTGACAGTTGCTCGACGGTTCATTTCCATCTCCTTTGCTTGATAAATCAATCTTCGCATCATTCGCTACTACTGTCAAGCTATTTCGTCAACAACTTATCCACAGATTTATCCACAACCTGTTAGCGAATTGTGGAGAACAATCCACAGGGTTATCCACAGCCCTGTGGATAACTGTCCGCGTACAACTTTTCTGCTAATGCGCGCGGACCAATAAAATCTCATTCTAATTTCGGTTTTGCTCTTTTATTATTTTGACTTTTGTGGGTGTGAAAATAGGGTGGGGGTCTGTATTTTAGACCCCCACCTTTGATTTTGTGTTTCTGGATTTTCCCCATTAGCCTCCGAACATTGCTGCGAACAGTGTACCAATCAAGAATCCTGCTCCGAATCGTCGCGTATTGCTGTCACTCCATACCTTTCGTTCAGAAATCGCTTGGCGCTTTCGCGTTGGGAAATTGTTGGAATCTGTCCAATAGGCGAGTGCTCTGTCTCTGCAAGCGATCCCGCCAGGTGATTCATCATGCATTTCTGTCGCTCCCTTACTTGTCGTTCGACTTTTGCTGCTCCTGCTACCATCATCCAAAAGAATATGATGATGAGTAGGTAGCATATGATGAGACTAACGATGTGCATTGTCCACGCCCCTAACGATGTTGATTGTTTTAATGATGTAATTGCACATCATTGTAATGGACTGTGCAATCAATGCAAATCCGATTACAATCAGCCACCATTGTACTGAAAATATTGGTGGCATGACTTCAAATCCATATAGCGTGAAATACGCTCCAATTATAAATAGGTAAATCATTATCTTACCCACTTATCCCACGCTTCAACCGTCAATGGTAGTGTAGCTGCCCCAACAATCATTCCGCCTATTACAGCAAGATATGTTGGTAGCTGCAACCAAAGGACGATGAGTGCAACCGCCAAACTTCCGCCAAAGAAGAATACGATTGCTCCAAGAATAATAAGAAACTTTGCCATGATGCCCGATCCTTTCGTTTGCCCGATAACCACAAACTATCATGGGCCGGGTGCTGTTGTCAACACCCGGCCCAAAATTAAATTTATCTACCTACAGCATCTAGACCGTCAACAACATACAACGGCTGTGGTCCCTGACGCTCAAAGACTGTCTTGTCTTCTCTAATGCGATCAAGCTGCCAACCATTACGAATAGGCCAGTACGTGCCAAGATCGTAACGAATAAGCACCCATCGGCCATCAACCTGCGGATCAAGCTGCAACAGAATTGGGTTCATGATTTCCTCTTTCGTTAGTGAATCAACAGGAGACTGTTGATTATTACCGCCCCCTGACGGTGAGCCTTGACCTACAACTTTGGTTTTATCAAAGTAGAGCCATATACCCTCATATGTGTGTGCGCCTTTACCTTTAACTACTTCAAGGTGTAGATGTGGCCCGGTGCTGCGAGAACCTGTGCTTCCAACAATTCCTAAATAGCCACCGTTAGCAATGCGCGCATTTGTTTTTGGTCGTGTAGCATTTACAGGTTGGTGGCAGTATAGAAATTCTGCATCAATACCGTCATACCCAACAATTACACCCCATCCTGCACGCTCATTTACACGACCAGAGTAAATAACTCGACCTTCCGCCGATGCAAGAATCGGTCGGTTAGTTGGCTGACCAAAGTCAACCCCACTATGACCTTCATACGTGCTCGGGTTATTAAATGGCATTGCAAGTTTTGGCATTATGCAATCCTTTGTTTAACCAAATCAATACCCTCAGCAATATCAAACAGTGTTGACTGTGGCATTTCTTCACGACCATAAAGCGTAACTTCTACCAGCTTTGTTCGTGACGGTTCCCATGCCAGTAAAGTTGCACCTTCCTCGGTGAGTAGATAACGAGTAGAACCGCTATCCATACGTTTGCCCACAATGCCACGATTAGTAGTCGTGAGGCCACGGTCCTTTTTGAATGTGACACTAATGTCGTCTCCAATCTCCACCAATGATGGATCAATCCTACGGGGCTGTTTGATTGGAATAGTTGCCATGATTAGTTTTTCTTGAAATATCCGCCGATGAATGCGAGTCCTGCCGTAAGCACAACGCCAATGGCAAGTTCGACATTTGACGGAATATCAATCTGTGCAGTTGCTTCTACTGCCCATGTAATAATTTCACCGATAGCTGAACCGACACCCGCTCCTACAGTTGCCGCAACTACCTTGGGCTGTGGGGTTTTGCTAGGCTCGGTTGGCTTGTTGAGGTTATCGTAGATTGGTGTTTCAGTCATCATGTTCCTAGTCTATCAAGAATTTCAAAGAAAGCTAAGAGTCCCGCTACAGCGAATGCTGCAATACTTGTCCACGGCACTCTTTTTGATTTAATTTCTGCCCACACTTCCGCTACAGCTTTTGCTGCATTTGCTTCTACTTGTGTTATGTCTGCTCGTACTTCGACAAACATTTGATCTACATAGCGGTTGCGCTGTTCCCATGAAGTGTGGGGAACATTTCCTTGTAAGGCTCTTTCGATACGTTCTACACCTTCCTTAATGTGTGCCACTTCTGTTGTAATCACGGCTAATGCTACATGCTCACTAACAGGTTTCGGCGCTCCACCATTCGATGCGTTCATCGTTTAAATATCTCCAAAAATGCGTTGCGCGTTGGAGCCCGATCAAACCTTACTCTATCATGCCTGAACGCTGTTCGCAACATGGCCAATGGCTTATCTGCGAACGTCATTAGAGTTTTCTTTTCGCTCATCCTTTCCGGTTCGAGAGTAACAATTGTTTCATCTTTTGGACGCTTATCTTGACAGAAGTATTTGTCAGCTACCATATCATACCAAACACTAAATACCCCACTTGCAGTTTCAAGTGTGAACATATACCGGGCACGACTAGTCTTTTCATCAATTAGACTTGTGTGGTTATCACCGAATTGGTTACCAACTGCATAGTCTGCGTATTCGGTTCCTTGAATGAACTTACCGAATTGTGTTTTGTATACTTCATTCTCGAATTCTTTGCTATCAATGAAGTGACAAATCATGAAGCCGTCAGTATCAATCTTCAAGAAGCCGTTATTATCAGCCTGTCCCGGCTCAATCTTGTAATAGATGAAGTAGGGGTTAGTAACAGCTACACTGTTGGCTAGGAAGTAGACACGAGTTTTATCCTTGTACCGATCTACCGTGCTGAAGAAGTTGTTAAAGATGATTGCTTCATTAGGCAGGTAATGCGTTGCGCTTTTTTCGATAATAAACTCATCGAAGATGATGGTTTTGACTAACTCGAAGTTTACAGATTTGTACGATTGCGCCTGTGATAGTGCGACAAAGAATCCGATGGTTTTCCATTCGCGCTTTTTCTTGTCGCGTTGACTGGCGGGGGACATTTGCGCTGTGCGTCCCTGTGTACGAAAATCCCAATCCTCGAAAACATGCTGAAAGTCACTGAAGAATGTTTCCTTCGCTAATTGCAATTCTTCACGATAACGCCGTACATAGATGAATTGCTCACCACGCCTAATTGCATCTCTTACAGCTTTAACCTTCTTGCCATACGTTTTACCGATTCCGCGGCCACCTACAGCCATATTGTAGCGTGCATTGTAGGAGTCGAGTTTAGCGAAGCTGTAGTATTTGGTGATTTTGCCAAGTCGCTTTGTGGCAATGTTTGTAACGTTGCTCATGAGATAATCCAAGTCCCGTCCCCGTATACGGTGAAGAAGTCTCTAGGGTTAATTGCTGTGCGTGGACTGCTGTACGACGGATTCAGATTATCATTACGAATCGATCCGCCAGGTGGCACACGGTGAATCTCCATATGCAGATGTGAACCAAAGGAGCTACCAGTGTTGTTCACCTGTCCAATGATATCACCCTTAGATACTGTAGCACCAACAGGCGGACGTGGCGCGTCTGACGGCATGTGTGCGTAACGTGAATACCATGTGTAACCGTCGAAATCACCGTGATTGAGAATCACAGCATATCCAAATGCTCCTGACAACCCGGATTGGTGTACGGTTCCATCCCCGATTGCTGGGATAGGTCCCCCATAGACAGCGGGTCCACCTGACATATCAATACCTTCATGGAATCGCCCACTGCGTGGCCCATATTCACTTGTTACCCAATGTAGCCATGTAGGCTCGAATGGCCACGAGAAATCACCCTCACCAGGATCAGGACCAGGACCAGGACCAAACTCCCCCTTCAAAATCCAATCACCATTAGGCAAAGGATACGCAATCAGTTTTGCAACTGTGGTGTTGAGTACTAGGCAGTTTCCATAAGGCTCTAGTTTCAAATCGCCTGCCGTGGCATTAACCCATATTCCGGCCGGTGTAGGATGAAAGACAAGGCGAGTACCCTCTACGTTTAGGCAGAGAGTGTCGCCTTGTCTTTCAATTAGAAGTCCCATTTTAACGAATAATGTTGTTTGTTCTAAGAACCGAGTATAGCTGATTAAGTCTAGTTTCCAAACTTGTGACAGTGCCACCTGTACTATCCGAAATAGCTGGATAGTTAGTTGGAGGTGTTACTACACTACCCACTGTGCCAGAAAATTTATTACCTCTAAACATTTTTGCGTCTCCGGCAATGCCGCGATAGCCATATTGAGTTGCATCCCTACCCTCATTATCGGCAAAAATTAGTTCACTAATTGCGCCTGTAAGCACATAGTATGCATATCGCATTTTACCGTTGGGTGATGTAACCTTATTTGAAATGACTGTAGTGTCTAGAACAGTTGAAAAACTAATACCATTATTCGCCGCAATGTCTTCTGCGGAGCCCACATTTTTTACATTATTACCCATTACTTTATTGCCCGTTCCTCCAACTAGATGAATCCCCGTTCGAGCAACGTTTTCAATATCATTATTAACAATTTGATTATATGATGCGCCATTACTACGAATGCCATAGTTAGTATTACTAATATGGTTTGCTACAAGTGTAATGCCTTGTACATATGCGCCATCTAGTACAATTCCGTCACCTGTAGAACCGTCAATCGTATTAGATGTAACCGAAATTTTAGTGACCAAGATTGCTACTGTAGATGCAAACAAAATTCCATGAACGCCAACATTTTTGAATGTGTTAGAAGTAATAGAAATATCGATGCTAACTACTGCTGTCCCTGTTTCAGTAACTTGAATTTTCATGCCTTGTAGAGCAATATTTACTACCAAATTGTTAGAAATAACACCTTCAGAAACTGCTCTAAAATACATGCCATGCTGTCCTACAATGTCATGAATATAATTTCCAATTACTCTAAACTTGTTTGCACTATGACCTGTTACAATTCCTTGTGACCAGTCAAATATTTCATTTTCAATAGCGTTCCAATTATGCAAACCATCCATAATTACAATGCCCGCACCATAATTATAGGTAGTATTTAGGATGTAATCGCTACCCGGTCCACCAAGCTTATTTCGCTGAATAGTGATATCTGTGCAAGTTCCCGCAGCATATACACCTGCGCCTGCAAAATTTCTAAAATCGCAAAAATCAACAATCACATCATTTGTTTCACCTGCACAATATACTGCTGCTGCACGATAAACATTGGAACTGTTTACATAATCAGACTGTTTCCCAAATGCTTTAACATGTGTAATGTGAACATTAGTCACATTATTAAGTCTAAAAATACTCTGCAGATCAGATGTTTGTGTAATTGTCGCATTGCTCCCGTCAATAGTCATATTTGACGGAACATTTAGCTCACCAGCAATAATGTAATCGCCCCGTAATGCCAGTGACATTCCATTAATTGCTGCTGTATCAATAGCATTCTGCAATTCAGTTAGCTGATTAGCCCCTGTTGCTCTAGGAGCCAAATACGCGAGTGTGTAAATGTCATCAGTAGTAAGTCGTGTATTAGAATCAGGAATATTCATAATTCCTGCCATTACCGGATCTTGCAACTGAATGCCATCATTAATAACAATCTCCACAGCTTCATTCATCTGTGGCACAAGGCTATTATTAGCCCAATAAACTAGCCCTGCTAGCTTATCAAGATAGGTACGACCATCACGATAAGTGAACGGTGTGATATTCGGCACCGGCCCAATTTCCGGCGAGAACGGTGGGATAAGATCGGGGATACTCATTTTAACCTGCCTGATATGTGATAGTGCCAATAGCGCGCGTAGTAAGTGCGTCACCATTATTAAATCGTACAAGACCTGCCGGGTTGACGTAAATCAATCCCATATCAATTGGTGTCAACGTTGCCGACGCAACCACCGGTGCCTGTGTAGGCCGATACTCTGCGGGGATGAAAACAAGATCAGCCGTCAAATCCGTATCGGCCTCAGGCAGTGTTCCTGCTGCGCCTGTTACGTCAACGGCAATAGATACTGTGTCGCCTACGGCACGGTATCGTACAAAGCCTGTGAATGCCGCATCAAGCGTAAGATCAACCCATCCAGTGTCAACTGCCGGGGCTGCATACAGTCCATCAAGAAGTGTACGAGTGCCACTATCCGTATCGGTAATGACCGCATCGATTACAGGATCAGCAAATGCAACAGTCTGCACGGTTGCAATCTCAGCGGCAATTGCTGCATCCTGAGCGTCAAGCTGATTTGTGACAGCCGTGTTCTGAGCGGAAAGTTGATTAGCGACAGCCGTATTCTGATCTGACAACTGATCTGCAACGGTCGCATCTTGTGCGGCAAGCTGATTAGTAACGGCTGTATTCTGATCGGCAAGCTGATCGGCAATCGCAATATCTTGCGCCGCAAGCTGATTGGTAACCGCTGTGTTCTGCGCGTCAAGCTGTGCTTCTACAGCCGCATCTTGATCGGCAAGCTGCTGTGTTACTAGCGCATTCTGTGCTGCTAGCTGCGCGGCAACGTCGGCATTCTGCTGTTCAAGCTGTTCAGTTACGGCGACATCCTGTGCGGCAAGTTGCGTGTTAACTTCTGCAATGAGGATATTTACCTGTTCCTCAAATGCTAGTGCCAATGCTTCCCATGCCTCATTGGTGTTAGGAATAACAACACGATTGAGGTATTTAATCAAGTCCTCAATTTTGCGAAGATAGTTACGACCATCACGATAATTAAAAGGCGTAATATTTGGTGTTGGTCCAAATGGTGGAATATACGGCGGCAAAGGTGTGATTGGCATTAGTAGCCCCATCCATACGGGTAGTGTTGACGAGTGTAAGTGTCACCATTGTTAAGTACTTGCATGAAACAATCGTTAAGCTCATCAAGAATCATTGTATCAATGTTCAAAAGACTGTTACGAAACTTAACGACCAGATCGGATGCTGCGCCCTGATAGCCGGTAACAAGCGTGTCCGAATCAGATTCAGTGTTGTTAGTGGAATCTGACGTTTGATTTGACTGTGACCCTACTTCGCTCTGACTATTGCTATCTGTCGCGCCAGATGCGTAATCAGCATTCTGTGAAAGCATGGTTTGTGGTGTATCAGAATTAACTACACGCGCACTGGAATCTGTATCACTAGTGGAGACATTTTCTGCTGTAGCGTTTTCAACACCTACGAGTGTTGACGCATTGACACTATGAATGCTCATCGTGTCTAGCGCGCTATATCCAAGTTGCTCAGTCTCATACAGTTTATTATAGAATGGCATAATTTCATTCATTTTTCGACGAATGATGAGTCGCCAATCATCGATTGTTTCCGTGCAAATCTCACGGTTCCAATACCGGTCGAGAATCTTACCATTAAGCACCTTACGATAATTAACGTCAAAAATCGGGTAGCCGCCGATTCCTAGCTTTGTGCCGTTGTCTGCCAGTACCGGCAATTCTCCATATACAACGTCACCGAAAGTCACTGACTCGTAAGTCTGTTCATAGTCTTCCGGGTCCATTGTGGTGCCGTACATGAATTCAATTACTGTTTTCAGCTCCAGCGTGAACGTTGCCATTTTCCTCCCCTCCTGCCGGGTTTGTGTTCTGCTCCATTGCTTCGGCCTGTTGTTCAACTTCTACATTGAAATCAACTTTAATTTTCGTGCCAAAGACCTTGTTGATTTGGTCTGCGGCATAACGTCGCGCATTGAGACTCACATAACGCATTGAGTCTGTCTGAGAATCGTTAGCTCCAACTTCAGCGGCAACAAGCCTTTCTTTCTTTTCCTGATTGGCATTATCAATGCCAAGAAGGTTCATGCACTCATTCCATACACGAGTACGATGCACCCCCAGCTTATCGTATGAATCAGGAAGAATCCCAAGATCAATTGCATCAATTACATTCATATCTGAGAATGAGTCGCTCACCTGAATGGCTTCAACACCTTCATCAATCTGTCGATTCATGTTTACAATCGAAAGTTGAGTATTAGGCGTTGTGCGAAGCACCTTGTTACGTCGTGCATTTTTGGTGTTGATTTCTAGCGTGCGATCAATGGTCGCAAGTCGCGTCGAATAAATACGAATAACATCAATCTCAGGATATCGAAAATAGTTAGGCCACATCCCAATAGCCTTACGCTTTACCTCATCATTCTCATATTTTACTGCGGGCTGATAAGCACCAAGTGTTTTATTCTTAAACAGTGCCGGTGCTAGCTCATTATCAGGTTGCATTGTAGAACCTGGCCCGATTACAGTAAAGCTCACAGGGTTGTCCAGCATGTTTACTGTGCCGACACCGCTGCCTCGCACGGCAAGTAGCTTGTCATAATCGTCATCCCAATACCATACGGCTAGACCGTTAAGCAAGAGACACATTTCTAGGAAGCGCGGATCAATTGATTCCGGCAATCCTTCCCATTTGAATCTATTTACGGCTAGTTCGCTGATATTACGTTCCAGCATTGTTGCAATTGCACGCTCACGGTTCGCTGCCGGATTAGTGTTATATCTACCGTCATATCCGAATAGGTGTGTGTTGTAAAACGAGTCTGCGCCACTACCACGCTTAATGCTGCTCATTAGTAGCTAATCCCTCCAAGTGGCGCGTTATCCGCCCAATCAATACCACCAATATCTGCAGGATTTGTCCACACTGTAACACCCTTTTCAAGTACGCCGCGCACGGTCTGCTTATGTCCTTCAGGAATTGCCGATGCGCTAATATAAGTTTCACTCATCTTCCAATAAGTAAACTTGCTCATTACACGAAGATTTGCGGGCGGCACAATGGATGCACGAATTGCATAGCCATAACGTAGCCAGAATTCTCCAATTGTGCGAATAGCGGCGTTATCAATCAGCTTCCATCGAAGCGAAACTTTCAATCCACCATTCACAATGTTAATGGTTTCACCACCGGTTTGACCTGCCGTTGTGGGCTGAATCAAATTAGCATCCTGCACCTTAGCATTCAGCGCGCCCTGCTGAATAGCATAATCGCCCCGTGCGGCCCAATCGGCAAGACCCTTATTCGTGTCACGCACAAGCTGCTGCTGCTGATTCTGCGAAATTACAGTCTGTGCTGCGGCTCTATTACGGATAGCTAGTGCTTCATCATTAGCTGCCGCATTAATTCCTGCGCCAATGAGTGTTGCGGCACCTTGAACTGCACCACCGACTGCACCACCAATTGCGCCTTTCGCGCCCCCAAATGCTGCACCGGCACCGGCACCCGCTACTGTTCCCCCAATCGAATCAACTATCGCATTTGCGACATTTGTTCTGTTCTGATTAGCGGTCTGTGCAATATCGGCGTTTACACCAATGCCAGACATTGACATTGCAGTATGCATTGCGCCTGTGGCTACATCGTATTGACCTTGCGCCGCGCCTAGCGCGCGCTGCTGTGTCCAATCAGCCGACTTGTACTGATTAGCAATTGCATGCGTGTTAGCGGCAAGATAAGAAATTGCACCATTATTAACAATTGCCATAGATGGGAAGTTGGCAATCTGTGTAACAAGGTCAAGATAATCACCAAAGTCGTCACCCTGCAAAGATGCAAGATAGCTGTTTTGATCTATAGGCTCTGGCCACAGCTGCTCATACACATTCAAATGTGCAGAATGTGTATTGTAATAACGCGGCATAAACTCTACCCGCTGACTAGGCGGAACAAGAGATACCCGTTCCATAATTTGAGCGTTAGGATCATTCCACGACTCAGGTTTTAGAACAACCGGCGACCCATGAAATGTCGTCATTTCAATCGCTGTATAAGGAAAAACCTTAAACTTATTTAGATGACGGTATCGCTCAGGAATCTTATTAACATAATCAGCGTGTGTTCTCCACCCTGAAAACAAGTTGTGTCTATGATTCTGTGGCGGCAATGTAGGTGCCGCTGCCGGAAGTGGGAATGCCCCATAAACAAAATCAGGATGATAACGGCTGATCTTAGGAATCATTGTAATAGACATGATTCCTTGAGTAACCCAAGGCTTATCTTTCATGCTACTAAGATACGCCGCAAAAGATTGTGCATCAAACACATACACATTTGCACCATGAAAAGTACCCTGAAACGATGAACCACTAGCGGCAACAAGTGTAGGGTTCTCTACAGTGCCCGGATCGGCTAGAAGATCAGTACTCGAAAATACAAGAATATCATAACCACCATAACGAAACTGTGTCGCAAATGGCGTCGGTGACATAATCCAATTTTCACGAGTAGCAACAACATTGTACTCCCCGCCAACATCAAGACCTTCAGGAACCGTTAGATAATCGCGTCCATAGTTATTGAAGTTGTTAGTATTAGCAATGCCAATGTGGCCGCGTTCAACATAGCAACGACCGATTGTCACGTCGTAAATATAAGTCTGCCATACGTCAAGCTGAACAACAATCTCGGTAACGCCAGGATTTACATAGCGTGCATCAAGAATGAAGTAATAGTAATTCTTCTGTATGTCATCGCCGGGAATTGGCTGAACCGGATTCGATACACGAATGTAGTTATATCGAATTGCCCGGTTGTGTGGAATATTAATTCGTACCGGCTCATTAGGTTTCACGTATGAAACGGATGTAATGCGAATACCGGCAGGCTCAAGCGAATCAATATAAGTATCAAGTGCTGTTTTGTTGTTAAAACGTACAACGTCCCTATAATCATTGTTCCAAGGAACGTTTACAAGATCAATTTGGGTTCCGGCAGTCCAGACAGAATAGTCGAACCCATACCCAAAGTTGTAATCCGTATTAGCCGGATCAGTGATGGATGCCATTTAATAGATCCTTTCAGGACTCTATATGAGTGTGTGGGGAGCGATCCTTTCGGCATCGCTCCCCACACTATGCGAAGGTTACGGGGTCGGCGTAAACGTCCACGTCGTGTCCGCACCCGGTGCGATTTCATACCCGGTGCGAGCAATTGCATCGAAGTCAGTTTCGACTGTGATGTTGTGAACCGTTCCGTTATTAACGTTCACACCTTCCTTACGGTACTGGACACCAACAATGGCCGGAATGGTCACATTGTCGTCAGCATCCATCGTAAGCTCGGCGGGTGTCACTTCTTCCGTACCGTCGTTGTCGGCATCGTTAATCTCGTGCGGGTGAGGCCAAAGAACAACACCATCACCAACAATAGTGCGAGTGGTGGACTCGGTGTACTGCGGCACATCGTCACTATCTACTGCCGTAGCAATAATAGTGAGCGTGTCGGCAAGCTCATCGGGACCAATGTAGAGAACGCCGTTGTTAGTGATTCGCGTAAACGACGACGTAGCGCCACTCAGCGACAGGCGAACTGCTGCCGGTCCACCAGCGGGAGTCGTCTCAGCTTCAACAACGACATTGTAAATGTCGCCACGCGAGAGGTTGGTCGGTGCCGCAACACCTTCCGAGTCCTCAATAGTGAACGCCGTAATTCCGGTGATTTCGTACACGATTGGTGCAAGCTGTGTCGAAGGACGAAGCGAGTTGAACATGACGAGAGGCGCAAACCGAGAAGCAGAAATAACCTGCCAGTGGTGAAGCCAGTAATTCGTAAACAGTGCCGCCGGGTTCATCATCGAAGTTGTCTCGATACGCTGATCGGCAACAACGAAGAATTCCTTAGACGTAAGCGCTGCCTGGAATCCGGGAATACCGTAATGCTCTGCGGGAAGCACAAACTTACGGTATCCCACATCCGACTTATCAATATTGAACGCCGCTGCCAGCGCTTCAACATCCATAGCGGCATCGGCCTGCGGAGTGGTAAACAGAATCAGGTCATCCGGGTTAATAGCCTGCGGCATGCCAGCCGGGTTATATGCCCGCGAGGGGAACTGAAGCGTAGTACCGAATTCGCGCAGACGGCGAAGCGCATACTTGGACTGTTCGGGCGTAGAATCCTCATCACCAATATCAGCAATGTTAACGTTGAACAGACCATACGATCCGTCGGGACCGGTAGCGGCCTGATCCATTTCCTTGAACAGATTTGCCATTGCAAGGAATTCATCAATCTGATCCGACTTCTGCGCCGCGCCCATAAGCTGCGAAACAAAAGTAGTCAGACCATTTGCCGTGATGAATGCGTTGCGAAGCTCCGGTTCACGAATAGTCAGCTTGTAACGGTTGCGACGATTAACGACGTGATAAGAGGCCTGGACTTCCGGCTTCTTAGCTCCGAAAAGCTCGCCTTCAAGCTCGTCACGGTCAGCGTCATACTCATCGGCCTCAATAAGGCCGACCATGATCTCTTCAATAGTCTCACCCATATTAAGCATACCGCGCTTAAGCGGCGCAAGCGGGTTAGACCAGGACCATTCACTGAAAAGTACAAGACCGATACGGTTAACAAGCACATCAACAAACTTGTTCATGTACGGCTTGTACGTCCAGAGAAGCTGGATCACCTCCTGAATATTGGCCTGAGTGGCCTCTGGGATGCGGTCCCGGTAGTCAAGTCCCGCATCATTGCGGACGGCGTTAAGCCAGTCCACATTGGTATAGTCCTCAATAAGAGGCCGGTCATCGTTAGGCATGTTTACCTTCCTGTTCTAAAATGTGGATTACGTTGCCGAACTTTCGGTGTGAAAAGATCGGCGGTTTTAATGGTGCCCGCATCCGGCTTCTCGTTCTCATCGCGAGGTTTCGGTTCTGCCGGTGCGCCAGGAATTTGCATAGCAAGATCAAAATTCTTTGCTTTCCACTTCTCAATCTCAGACTCCTTTGCGGCAATCTGTGATGCAAGAGTTTCTTTCTCAGTGTCAAGCTGACTGATCTTAGCTTCTCGTGTGCTCACTTCCTGAGTATGAAGCTCATGCAATTTGCGTGCAACTTCAAGAGGATCAAGGCTTTCTTTACCTTCCAACCCGCTAATATAGTCATCTACAGCGCCCATTAATTCTTCTCCTTATAAACAGAAGCGAGGGGAGGCCACATAGGTGACCTCCCCTCTTAATCGGGCATCCGGTGAGCGGACTCAGTAGGTTGCAAGCCCCATGCTACCACAGACCGGACCCAACCGGTGCATTCTGGATAGACTGTTCCGACCAATCCGGCAACCTCAACACGCAATTGTGAAGGGTTGAACTGCCCGATTAGTATTGAAATTGATATTACTTCGACGCCTTAGCAGGTGCCTCAGCGGTCTCAGCTGCAGGCTTGCGACCCTTGCCACCCTTGTGCTTCTCGGTCAGGGTGTACGTGAGGATAACAACGCCCTCAACAATGTCGCGGCCCTTCTCGGTCTGACCGGTAACACGCTTCTGCGACGTGTCCACCTTACGCAGACGTGCGGTCTTTCCGACAGCGTTTGCGGCCTTGCGAATCTGAAGCTCGGTCTTACCCTGATCCTTGGCAGGGACGTCAACCTCAATGGCTGCCTCGGGGTTGTCGGCGTTTTCCTTGGCGAATGCTGCCACATCTTCGAGGTATGGGTTGACCGGCTCCGGTGCGACGAACTTAGTAACCTTGAATCCCATGATCTTTCCTTTCGTTGTGCCCGATTGTTAGGCGTTTGTGGAGGGCTACAGTCTAGCACGGTTCGTGAAAAGAATCTGTATTTAAGATGGTGTCTCAACCCATCACCCTGTTGTGATTACAACACTACCCTACACCACACACCGTGTCAACACCAAACCTCAATGAAGTTTCAATTCAAACGGAACATCCTTCAGCACGACCCCGCCCGGTACAACCTTTGGGTTGAGCTTGCCATGCAGAACCTTTCCATCTACCAAGTCATCGAAGGTGAGCGCTGCTGATACTTCGATGGGTAGACCAGCAATACGGTTTTCATATTTACCATCGTGTTCCCAATCCAATTTCTCAATATCCACATCATGCAATTGTGCTTTGATTGATTCGGGCAGACCCGCAAATTTTTGTTCTAGATAGGCTTTTGCTCGAATGTAGTAGGCGTGTTGAAAAGCGTATTCAAATTTCCACGCGCCGAGTTTCGTCGGGTGAACATCGATAGACTCGGGAACCGTATCTCTAAGCAAATGGAGCGAGTCGGTATCCGCATAAGCGAAAACGTCATAATTCGCTTGTGCTGAACGGATGGTAATATCACGGGCATACGCAGTAATGAAAACACCAGCCGCCGTGTATACAGGAGGCCGCGTTTCGGGATTTCCTCGTACCAATTTGACGACACCATCTTTAAGTGTCGGTATCTTGCTCGTGACATTCGGATTTGAGGCGAACTTACCGTAAAGACTATTAAGATGTAGCTTTGCAATTTCACGTTTTCCACCTGTCTCTCTAACCTTGACTTCCGTCCATTTATCAATGTACGAATCGAACATGCCGTCAACGGCACGAAAGCGCCAGCCGCCACCATACGCCAACACGGTTATATCATAATGGTCGTTATACAACGCCCAATCCACATTCGTAACCATTAGTGTTGTTGGCTCGGTAATCTCACGCAAATACTCGGTGCCCAAGAAAAGGTTGCTGCCCTTAATCTGAATACATGGAATGTGGTTAGGCTTAAGCTTTGCAATGAAAGTCACACTAAATATGATTAACGGTCGTTCCTTTGTGGGCTCAACCTTCCCGCGAATATACTCAGGAACACCGTAAGGGATGATGTGATTTTTCATAACTGACGGGTACAGTGAATTCACGTCAAGAACAATCCCGGAACCTACGACTCGTCCAGCGAATCGCTCATCACGATAGGTGAATCCACCACGATATGCCCGCCTAATTTCTGCATCCATATCTTGGTGAAGTACCGGGAACATGCGGTTAAAGTATGACATTCCGTTAAGTTGCTTGTACTCATTAAGCGCGTCACTAGCAACCGTAAGCTTCTTCATACCAGAATTGATTACCTCTTTCATGGCACCACCAATGATAGCAACATCGCGTCTAAGGTAATCTTCTTCTTCTTCAGTTAGCTCCTGGCCCGGAGCACGATACGCTTCATAGTCAATCTCACCCTTGGACATTTCCATGTTGAAAGACTTTGCGATTCGACGAACACCCATAGGGAGTTTCTTAAGCGAATCCCGAAACTCCGTAGTGTGACCGTTTTCCCACCGTACTGTAATACTATAAAATTTCCCCATATCAGAGATAAGGGATTTGAATGTCTTATCTGCATAGAGCTGTACTCCGTCGATATGAGTGTAGCCATTATTCAGCAACCAATCCAATAGAAAATGCCCGTCAAACTTCAGGTTGTGAAAGTAGCAATTACCGTTCTGCCTTGACACCCGTTCCATGAATGAATCAATATCAAGGCCAATTTCCACATTATCATACTCAGGGTTCTGAACTTCCACAAACCCCCATGCCCATACACGACAGTCCTTAGGGTCTGTAATCGTCTCGAAATCTGCTACAAAATCTGTGCGTGTTTTCTTAGCTCCTGTTACACCAGTTTTCTTAACGCGGACGTTCTCGCGGAATATCGTTGGATGCCCACTCAAGAACTGATCCAAGTTCATTTGCAGCACTTTCAACCACCTTATCTTGCCAGCGCTCTTTTTTAGTGCCCGCTGCCCGTTCCTTCTCAATTCCATATTGCATGAAAATAGATTCAGCAATAGTAGTTCCATACCACATTACGTCAAATTGATAATCGCTAAGCTCATCAACCTGACGCACGTATTGCGTCTCACCCAAAACAGTAAGAGCCTTCTTCAAATTCTCCCGACCCTCACTGATCTTACGTCCAAGAAAACCACTCGAAACCTTACGCAACATATCGCGCGCAAGAGACTCCAAAGCTTCAGCACTAGGAATATCAGTAGACTCCCTATCGAACTTGCGATACGGACCATAAACGGCAGACCCCTGAGAAGTCGGAATCATTGCCTTAGACTGACGCACCGTCAAACCAATAGGTGTTTGTACACTTCCAATGCTGGCCTCATGCCTAGCACCCGCCGCATTCACTTCAGCTTCCAGTCGCTTATAGCGCATGAATTGACCACGCGGCAATGGTGTGCCACCTGTGCCAGCAACAAACTGATTTCCGCGACTCATGAATGAGTTAAGATCAGACAAATACCGTTGTAGCTGCGCTTTAGTGTATCGCTTTTCTACACCTGCATTACGGCGAGGGTCGAACTGTGTTCCGCTGATTTCTGCCCCGGCTTGACGACGTGTTCGGGAGATTTTATTGGTGACTGCTGCGCGCCTTTTTCTTGCCTCATCGCGTAGGCGTGACAGCTCGCTCATGCCGGTTCCAGAGCGCCATTAGCGTTAGCATGAATATCAGCCCACACAAGCGCATTATCAAACGAAAATTCAATCTTAATGAAAGCACGGTCCGGTGTAGTCACCTTCCATGCAATAATTTCTACTTCATCCTTACGGCGAACCGGCTCAACTTTATACTTATTGTAACCATATCCGCCACACTCAGCACAAGTAATGGTATTAAGTGAAACAAAATCTACAACCCAACCATTACCTCTACACTCATCACAAACAATCTGACGCACAACAACCTCCACAAAGACCACGAAAGGCGGCACCCAAAACAGGATGCCGCCTCTCGTATATTGACTTAGAACTTCAGCGTCAGATAACGGAAACCGTTACGACCGCGCTCCTCAGCAACGCCCACAACCAGCGGCTCATCCCACTGATCCGGCGTACCCAGAACACCGAAAGCCTGCTTCAGCGACTGCGCAATACCCTTCGACGTGGCGTTAAACGCCTCACCCTCACTAGTGATAAGAGTGATGCGGACTGCATCCTCCACAGCACCAGTCGACTCATTAGCAATCTCAACAGACTGCATAACAACATCGACAACGGCGATTTCACTACCGGCCTTCTCCACCAGCGGAGTGCTGTTGTTGATTGCCTTAAGCATCGCCATCTTGTCAGCGCGCGTCGTGGTCTGAAGGGACGTGTAGAATCCCTGACTCGAACCAATGCCCGCGATAGTGCTGTCAGCGCTGCTCTGGGTTGCAACTTCATTCGACATATGTTTTCCTTTGTTTGCCCGATTATACGGATTGTTATTGAAGGTGTGGGCCACAGCGCACATATCGCCGGGGAGGACCGTTACGCTTGCCCACTCTCATTTCTGCACTGTTGGTTATGGTCCCGAGGTATGCCGTCCCGATGTTATAACCAGTTCCCAAACCAGCCATTAATTTGAGCAATAGTCACATTCGATCAGCGGACTAACTGACAGGCGCTACTTTACTAACTGACTGTTTCACATTAAACATGAGAGGCGACCTCTGAAGTACCTGTTTATTCAATTATGTTATTAACCCGCGAACGGGCATAAGAGGCGTTTAACGTCCGCAAATGACGATTAAATTACTGCTAGGAAGCTTCCAAACCTGCACCTAGACCCTCAGCACGTAACTGCCTGCACCCCAAATATTAACTTATGAGACAGAAGCTAATAAGCAATAAATCAAAGGTTACTATTATTCTAAGCCTCAACTGGCCCGATATCTGTGATTTTCGATTTAGTTATTACTACCTGCCCTGTAACCACAACTCTAGCACGAGCACCCTACACTGTGCAACACCATAAGTCCACAGGCTTCTTTGTAGGATTCCTACAATCAACTATTGGGAATGTGTATTATTGTGGATGACAATTATTGAAGGGGTCTATTATTGAAGTTTTCAATGGTTGATTGTGTCAATCATTGTAACAGTCAATAGTTGGAAACTTCAACTATGTAGAGGATACATCATTGACTAACTCAACAATTCTGCGGGGGCCTCTACCC